CTAAAGAAACGGCGGCTGATATTAACTCAACAACCGATACTAATACACCAAAAATAGCATACGGGGATTTTTCCGAACACCAACAAAAAGCATATGGCGGTGACAAAGAATCTATAAAATGGATTGAGGAAAATAGAAGTGACATAGAAGCATCCGGTTACACAATTAGAGAGAACCCCAAAAATTCTAAAACTCACGAACCAGATAAAACGGTCAGTGCAGTAGCCCCTAAGAAAGCAAATGCGCCTGCTGGAAAGGCAGATAAAGATGTGGAAAAGGTGATGGGTAAAAAACAACCCAACAATCCTAAACCAAAGGCTAAACCAAAACCCAAAAAGTCAAAAAAAAACTAAAAACGACTAAAACGGCTAAAACGGTTAAAGAAACTGTCAAAGATGATGATGAGTTTGGACACACTGTTGGTAAAATCACAACCGGCAGTAAAGATGGCATTGGCAAATCCTTGAATTGGGATGATCTAAAATGGCTTAATTCAGATGGTGGCACTGATTTGAGCGTTTTAACTGATAAGATAGGTCGCCCCGCTATTGGAGAGAGACTTGACCCACAGCATATTTCTATGAATACGGCCATGCCTCAACACATAGCCGAGAACTTCAATGAAAGATTTAATGGGAGAGAAGCATTATTATTCCCGACAGAATTAGCGTCAGGCAGACCATTTGCCGGAAGTATGGGTCAGGTCAGTGCTATTAGTGGTAAAGCAAAATGGACTGATGAAGAAGGAGGGCCACTACCTCCAAAACCCAAAGGATTAAAACAACGAAACTTTAAATGGCGTAACATGGATTTACCGATGGAAGACCCTATTTATCAAGGTGTTGAAAATAATAATGATATGTGGGCTACAAAATTTGGATTGGGTGATAAAAAGAATGTTTCTAACGCAAAGGGGCTTCATCGCAAAGGGGCTTGGCTACGCGATTCAACAGGCATCTCGCGACCAAAAATGCGGCCACTACCTACATTGGATTACCCTGAAACTCAAGAGATAGAGATTAAAGATTTGGTGGACAGATTAAAAGAACATGGCGGGTGGAGTAAAACACAAAACCCAACCCATGATACGCTTCGTATCGGTAATTCATTGTTTGATAATACCCGTTATGCGAAAGATTTACACAATATGTTAAATGCTCGGCCAAAATTGGATTTGGCACAAGTTTCAACTGGCACAAATTTCCCTTTACGAGTCCAAACTTTAGGAGGAGAAAATTATGATGAAGCCGGTGATTACCTCAATAGAAACATATTATCGCATTTGCTCGCCCCGCAAATCACCGAAGATACAGATGGAAACCAACAACCTAAGTATAAATCTCGTACTAATATTTTGGAGGATATTTAATGTCGGGCTTAAGTGAAGTCGCCGCCAAAGTGGATTTTGAGATGGGGCGGCGGGATTTCGTATATTTTTTTGAAGATATTTGCGGATTTCAATTAGCCAATTTTCATAGCGAATGGTATGATAATGCGGAAAAACATACAAAAACCTGCGTAATAGCAAGTCGGGATCATGGTAAATCGGTATTCTTTAGATGCTATTTGTTATGGAAAATGGCATACAATCCCGGTACAGAAGTATTATTCTTTTCACACAGTCAGCATCAATCAATTGATCACATGGGCAAAATGAATGAGTTAATTGAAACTACGCCAGCACTGGCTCACCTAAAACCTGCGAGGGGTTGGGCAAAACAATTATTCAAAATGACTAACAAATCATCCATACGGGCTATGTCTGTTGGTAAAGCGGTTCGTGGGGCGCATCCTCAAATTGTAGTATTAGATGACATATTATCAAGTGAAGCCCAAACACAATTGAAGGCAATATCCACATGGTTCTATACCGCACTTTTGCCTGTTCTCCATCATACAGCGCAGTTATGTATTGTTGGTACTCCGTTTTCATATACTGATTTATATTCCGAATTGAAAAAGTTAGAGGGATATTGCGTTAAGGAATATCCGGCAATTGATGATAAATCCGGCAAACCATTATGGCCGGAACGATGGTCGCTTGAAGCATTAAATACTCGGCGTACTGAAATGACTTCTATTGCATTTACAAGAGAATACTTATGCAAACCAATAGCCAGTGAATCAAGTTTATTCCCTGAAGAGGTTATTGAAAAGGCAAAGGATGATTCTTTGATGTTGTCGTATTACCCCATGACCGAAGGAGAGTATTCATATTATATTGGCTGGGATCCAGCGATTAGTGCAAATCGTAAAGCAGATTATACTTGCATGATGGTTATTGCTATGGATGAAAACAGAAAGAAACACATCATTCATGTTCACCATGAAAAGGGAATGGATTTCAATTCACAAATTGATAAAATAATAGAATTAAATGCTCGCTTTTCACCCGTCATTATTGAATTGGAAACAAACAATTTCGCTATGGCTTTTAAGCAAGTGTTGAATGAAATTGGTGATTTGCCGATAAAACCATTTAATACGACTCGTATGAAGAAAGAGGCTTTAATTCATACACTTCAATTGCATTTTGAGCAACAACATCTATTTTTGCCATACAAAGACGAAGGGGCTACAAGAAGGCATATAAATGCCTTAATCACTGAATTGTCCACTTTTACAATGCTTGACAATGGCCGAATGGAGAGTTTAGGAGGGCATGATGATATGGTTATGGCTCTTGCATTAAGCGTTCAGGCGACCAAAGAATTTAGGGATAACATCATAATACTTGATGCCGAGTCGTGGCAAAAGAGGTTGGGGTGGTCGGATGCTTAAGCGGATAAATTATGTTGCTGGCGTGGACTCATGGGATGATGCAATTCGGAAAATATTGCCGACTCTCAATACCCCTGAAATTAAACAAAAAGAAGTGGAGTTAGAAGCGGCTCAAAACAATGCCCAAAAGAACGCTCAAAAAGACGCTTTAAAAGAAACACAACAACAGCAATTAGCATCTCAAGCGGTTGCAGGTAGTACGATTCAAGGATTAGAAGACGACCCCAGCGATAACCCCGCACAACCGGGAACTTCGCTTCAACCAGATGTGGATATTGGCAAAACATGGTTTGTTGATAACTTCGGGATTACAAGTGGGGAGATGGTTGATTTGCTTATCAAAGCAGATAAAACAGAAATGGTTGAAATCATTACTCCCTTAATTTACCTTGAACGCCGGTCTATATTGAAACATTTCAGTGGGGTTGATCCGAACTTAGTCAAATCATTACCTTTAACAGATAGTGATTATGATATTCTAAATTCAAATGCAACACGCTTTGATACACACTTTAGAAGGTTTGTAAAATCATGGTCTGATTCAGAAACACCAGACCTTCAACAAGAAGCATATCAAGATTGGCGAAATCGCATTGATAAATCGCAACGGCTTTCATCAAGAGAGCAGGTTATTTTAAATAAAACCTCAAGCATATTAGCAAAAACGGGTATTTTAAACTCTAAGGGAATTGTTGATAGGGGCGTTTCTGTTAGCCCTGCACAGTTAGCGGGATTAATAAAAAGTCATGGTTTCCTTTATGGCATTTCATCTGTTGGGCATGGAGGTTTTGCAGATAAAAAAGCATTATATTATGATGTTGAAAGAGGCGAGGCGATTGTAAAAGATCATGGCCGTCTAATCGCTGGCCTTTGGGAATCTGGTGGCAAAATAGAATTAGACCCAAGGGGAACGCCGAGACTGATATTACCCTTTTCATCTTCAAATTCACACGCTTATGTTGATACGCTTAAAAGTGTCATGGGTGTCAGTGCTGTTAGGGCGGAGGGTTCTTCTATCTTGGTGGAGGGTAATTTTGCAGTATCAAAGGCGTGTGACTCGGCATATGAACATCTCAAAGAAAAAAGCCAACAAGCATCAGTCTTTCAAAAAGCGTTCAAGGGTGATGAAAGAGCCATTAGAAGCATTACCTATGCCCATTCAAGCCCTAAAAAACAAGTTATTTTGCTTAAAAAGTGGAATATCAATGAAGCGGATTTAGAACATGGGGTGATTTGAAGTGACAGATAAGAAACGGATAGAGCGTTTATTTTCATCTATTGGAATGGATATGGAACGGCATAGTACCCCTATGCCTACTATGCCTCTTTTTCAAACTGGCATACAAGAACCTGCATTATTGCAGGGGATTACAATACCGGCTTTGTATGCGGCGGCATACGAATGCCTTGTTTTACGCTCAATTCTTAATCATTTAAATGTTGAAACATTTCGTAAAGGGTGGGGTTGGAAACCTAAATTCGTAGTAAAGTGTGTTACTTGTTCAGAAGAGTTTCAACAGCAGGTGGACACTTGCACAAAATGTTCAGGGGAGGTTCGTAAAGCGGATCGTTCTCAAATTGAATATGCAGAAGCCCTTTTCAGAACTAAAAACCGAATGCACCAAGATTTCGTTGAAGTATTGCGTGAGATTGAAATGGATTTAGATATTGTTGATGATGCCTACCTTGTATTGACGAAAGAATATTTTATTGACCCAAAATCTAAGAAGCCAATGTTTTATCGGGTTAAGGAAATAAGCCGAGCAGACCCAATTTTTATGCGTATTCTTGCAGATAAGAGGGGTGTTCGCGGGGGTAGTCAATATACGAGCCTTGTTGATAGGGCTTTTAGGACAAGCGATTCAAAGGAAAAATGCCCAAAGACTGGTATGCCGGTTGTTCCGATTCATTATATGAATTTGGCTGGTGTTGGTAAAGGTCAAGTCTATACAGAAGGCGAGGTCATTCATATTAGTAAATGGTCGCCATCTAAATTATATGGCCGTAGTCCGGTTGCTACAATGTGGCGACAGGTAAATACCTTAATTTCAATGGATAACTATGTTTATTCAGCATATCAAAAACGCCGAATGCCGAGAGGTGTGATGGTAATTAAATCATCAAATCTTGAAACCGTTGAGCGTACAGCAAGAAACATTCAAGAACACCTTGAAAGAGATCCGAATTATATCCCTACTATTGGTGTTGAAACCGAATCAGGGCGTGGTGGGATAGAATATGTCCGTATGATGGACACTTTAGAAGAATTGCAGTATATACCTATGAAGGATGATATTCGCCAGCGCATTTCAGCATTCTATGGCGTTTCAAATGTATTTATGAATGATGTAACAGGTGGAGGTCTGAATAATGAGGGTATGCAAATTGTAGTAAGCAATAGGTCAGTCTCTCATGCTCAATCCATTTATAATCGCGTATTATTCCCTCAATTACTTGAAGCATTTACAATTACTGAATGGGAACTGGTATTGAGTCCACATGAAGAAGAAGACGAAATTATGACTATGCGCCGAGATGAAATGGCAATACGCAACATGATGCAGATGAAACAGGCTGGATTTGAAGCAAACTTGCGTGATGGCATTGATGACGAAATACTTCACTTTGATTATAGGCAACCTACTGATGAGGAAATACAACAAAAACAGCAAGAAGCCGAAGCCGCACAAATGGCTCAAAAAGAAGCCGGTTCGGTTCAGAAAAGTAATAGAGATTTGAATGCGAGTCGGGGATCTATGCCGATAGGCGATTCATTGGCGGGAGTAGCGAATACAGATATACCGCCGTTGAGAACAATTAGCGATAATACCGATGGCAAAAATAGTCTTGGACAATCACCCGAACACATCATTAGAAACGATGGTGCGCCTACTGGCTTTGATAAAAAAACAGACAAACGCCGGTTTGAATCACCAGCCGAAAAAATGGCAAATCATCAGATAAAGGAGGCTTTAAAGCGAAAAGGTCTATCTGAAGATTCGGGGAATGTTTAATGAACTTGAAACGATTGGGAGGAATGAAGCGTATGTCGGACAACCAAGGAATACTACAAAAAATGGATGCTATGAATCGCCGAGCGTTGGCTTCTTTAGAGGCTATGCAAAAGGCAATAGCAGATGGAGATAGAGGACAAATTGGCAAGCATATGATTGATGCAGAAAACGCTCTTTCATATCTAAAAGATGATTTAAAACTCCATGATACACTTGCTAAGAGTGCAAACACAAATGATGCACATACACGATTTTTAGGATTCATACCACAATATGATAATAATGCTTCAGACTATACAGGTACAGAAAATGCCGTTGTTATGGGTGTTAGTCGCGTTGGCCGTTCAACGGCACATTATACCGAACATCGGGTGGTATGATTGAGCAACGCCTTTGAATTTGGTTGGGCTTTAATTAAAGCCAATTTGACTAAATTTGATACACCGGCTTCATATACACCGGAAGCGCATATGGCAGATGCAACGCCCGAACACATCTTTGACCGAACAAGCGGCCCATTACGAAGTAAGGGAAAATTGGCCCGACGCTCATTATCTTATGGAAACATGGATGATCCAACAGGTGAAGAAGGCAAGCAATATCCGGCTAACCATATAATGAATAGCAAACTTTTCAATAATGACAGTAATAAGAGCAGACAAGATAATCGCGCTTCAATACAAAGGACTCAAACAGATCCATTTGGGCGGCCTTCAGAAAAAGAGGCTATGATTGAAGCGGCTAAAACATTCAAGGGGTATAATCCGGGATGGAATACCCCAATAGAACCAAAAGAAAGGGATTGATTTTATATGACATACAGCACTACACCTTCAATCGCAGACCGATTGCGAGCATTGGAATTTGTAAAAAATACATCTATGCTAAGAAAAGAGGATCCGATGATGGGCATTGACCCAACAACTGCTGTTAGCACAGCCCCTATCGCTGGTCTATTTAGCGAAGTGGATAGAACCATATCCGATTTAGTTAGTAAAATGAACAGTTTAACACATTTACTTGACGACCAGCGTTCA